CAATTATGGAATATATAAGTTTTGAATGGGACGAAAATAAAAACAAAATCAATAAAGCTAAGCATGGAATTGATTTTGAAGAAGCGGCAACAGTATTTTATGATGATGATGCAATCATGTTTGATGACCCAGGACACTCTATGGAGGAAGAGCGGTTCCTAATACTTGGAATTACCAAACATGAAAACCTGTGCATTGTGAGTCATTGCTACCGTGGCGATGATAACATCATCAGAATCATTTCAGCAAGGAAAGCAACCAAAAGTGAAACAAAAACATATAACAGATATGCAAGAGGTGAAATCAATGAGAGAGGAATATGATATTGAGAATTTGAATCCTAGGAGAAACCCATATGTAAAAAGGCTGAAAAAGCAGATAACGATAAATATTGATAACGATACAGTGGATTTTTTCAAAGCGCAGAGCGAGGAATCGGGCATACCATACCAGACGCTTATCAATCTGTATTTGTCGGATTGTGCAAAGAATAAGAAGAAGTTGCAGATGTCTTGGAAGTAAGTGTGAACAATTATAGATATGTAAATGTTCATTTTTTCTTATAAAGGTGACAAAATAGTATTTGTAAAATTCTAAATCATATTGAGGAAATCTGTCGCAGCAGATTTCTTTTTTGTGCTATATTATTCCATTTTTTTACACCATATGTTATAATGTTCCAAAAACGGAGGATATGAGTATGAGAAAAATAAAAATTATAGTAATTATGTGCTGTATCATTTTTGGAACATGTGTAGGGTGTGGTGTATCACAAAAGGATTATGATAAGCTCCAAACAGAAAAAAATGAACTGGAGGAAGAATTAACAACAAATGAGCAATCTACAATGGAAGATGATGTGGAAACACAAACTATGACAGAAGATGAGACGGAAATACAAACTATGACGGAAGAGGAAGACACTAATAATACAGAGATAGATCTGCCAGATGGATTTGTTCGAATAACATCTAAAGACGCTTTAAAGTTGCCTGATGCAGACGGGTTGACAACAGTGTTATCGGATACTATGGAGGATATTGGTGTTACTGGCTTGGCGACAATAGATTATGGAAATTTAGAGGAGAACAGTGGTGTTATAACAATACAAGCATATTTTGTAACAGATACGGCAAAGAGACTAATTGTACCATCAATGTATATTACATTTACA